AAAGTTAAAATCTATATTTATTTATAATCTTAATGATTACAATGAGTTAATAAACTCATTGAAAAGACTAATCTTATGTTCTTCGAGTGCTTTCTGGGTAACAAGAGACTCGATCTTGTTTTTTGTATCGTTAGCGAGTTGTTCTCGAAGGGTTGTTCCCTCCCAAATCCACTCTTTTCCTTCCATAATTCCCTCAACAAATGCATCGGGTGCAGAAGGGTCTGATACGATATCTGCTGCTGTTGCTAACATAAAGTCATCACCAACAACATTAAATCCCTCTTTGGTTGGTTTTAATGAACCAATACCTCTTGAAGATACACCAAGTTTTACACCTTCTCCTATGAGAGACTTTGCAATTTGACCCATTGGTGTGTCAAGGATTTTTGCTCTACCTATAAAATTAGAACCAGATTCTCTCAAAGAAGTTATCTTATGAGAAACTCTGTCAAGGTTAACAGTTGGACCATCAGGATGACCTAATTCTCCAAGTGCTCTTCCACTTTGAACGTGTGCTTCATTATAACGATTCACTTCTTTTTGAAGTGTTTCCATTGGATACATCCGACCATTTCTGTTCTTGATGTTTCCTTGTAGAAAAATTCCCTCAATATAGAGAGACTTTTTACCATTTTTTTCCTCTGTAATGAATTCTACAGATTCAATTTCTTCTCTAATCAGTTTCATTAGGAATCTCCTACTACTTGAACTTGTTGAATTTTCACAGCACCTGCACCGCCAGTAGATCTAGCAGCAACTTTAAACGACTCTCTTAAATCTGATCCTAACAAGGACTCATCCCATGTACCACTAACTCCAGATGAATTATAATTCACTGTAATTCGTGTTCCAAAGAATCCATCAAAATTTGCAGTTTTATTAACTGCAGTTACTTCTTGATGAGAAAAGTTAAAACCCGTTTGTCCTGGTGCAGTCAATGTAACATAATCTCCTACCAAAAACTGAGAACCAGTTCCCTCTTGGAAATCTATTATAGTGGTAGCACCTTTAGTAACTTTTTTAACAGGTTGAGATCTAACTGTACCTGTACTTATTACTTCAGGAATATCCTTTACCAAATAAAAATTTGCAGTAGTTGCAGTAGGTTCTCCACCTATAGCAATATATGCATCATTAGTTTTAGCGACGACACGTAAATATTTCGTCTGATGTGATTGTGCTCCTGATTTTGCAGAAGTACCACTAGTCGTTATAGTTACTTGATCACCAATTGGATTAAGAGCCATTATCCTTAAAGTTCCATTTAATAGTTATTTATAATTACTCTTCACCTGTTGATACTTCATCAGTATCAATAGTTTCATCATCACCAAAAGTATGATTGGCAACTTCAGGTTTAAAAGAATCTATTTTTTCTGCAGATTTTGCAAAAAGCATATCTTTTATTCTGTCACTAATAGTGGATGGAGACTCATCAGCGATGATCATATCCATCAATTCACTCTGTACGTTATTCATATCAGGGGATTCAGTCATGTTAAAATGTCAAATATGTGAGTAATCTTTTAATATTTATATCTCTCCACCTTTAGGTTTTACAACCCCAGTATCTAGTTCTACACTACCACCAGTGGCTTCTTGAGATGCTTTCTCTAAATCTGGTTCCATTATAGGTGATCCAAGGTCACCCATTGGTTGTCCAGTCTCAGGATCAACAGGAGTCATTGGGTCAATAACAACACCGTCAGCAATTTCTTTCTTCATAATCTTATCTTGCTCAACAATCTCTATATCAGTTTGACGTAAGAGATGTCTTCTTACATAATCTTGTGAGAAATACTTACCAATATAAGGTTCTGCAGAAGTTGCTGCTGCTAATCTTTCATTAAATAACTCAGTTTCTTTGAGTTCTGTGAAATGATTATCATATAAGAAGTCATATTGTATATGCTCACTCATTACCTCCCAGTCTTCTGGAGTGATAACATTCTTAAGAAGTAACTGAGTTTTAAGCATATCATTGAACATTCTTGAGAATCTCTTTCTCAAACGTCCAACAAACTTACTGAATTTTACTTCATCACGAAGTATCTCAGAAGATCTTCCAAGATTAAATCCACCATCTCCTTCTATTCTAGAGATAGGAACGTTCAGTGATTTGTATAATTTCTTTTTGAAGTACTCGATGTCCGTGATCTCACCCAGGTTTTGACCTCCAGGAAGAGTAGAAATCTCAGTACCACGTCCTCCTTCTCGTCTAGGTAACCAGAAATCTTCCAGCATCGCCATGTACTTTTTGTCATCACGAACCTCTCCAGTGTTAGCGTCGTATACAAGTTTGTTACGATATCGCATCATCACATCTCTGAGATATTGCTCTGCCTTTACTTTAGGTAGATTTCCAACATCAATATAGAAAATTCTTCGTTCTGGTGCTCTGGATAGTCTGTATATTACTAAAGAATCCTCAATCATACGTAATTGATTGAGTGATTTAATCGCTTTATGTAGATAAGATAGGGTATTTCCTTTATTTCTATCTACCAAACCTGATGTACAGTATGTTATTGCATCCTTTGCTATCTTAATTCCAGCACTTGCACCTGTTGCATTTATGTTTCCTGTTGGATATTGTGACTTTGGATTGTATATAAAGTACTCTTCTAACTCTGGCCAACTATAATCCATTGGATTAGAATTAGCCGCTATAACTGGACTTGTAGGATTTCTATTAGGATCTTTCTTTTTTTCTTGTCTAATGTAACGCATTTTCATTGCGTCAATATAACGCAATTCCTTTAAACCCTCATGTGGATTCTTTAAATCAATTATTTTATGGTAGTAGATTCTTCCGTCTACGTACCAGTTTCTATAAATTTCATGTGCTTTCTTATCAAAATCTAATAAATCAAGAATGAACTTGAACTCTTCTCTAATTTTTTTCTTAATTCCATCACTTGCATTAAGATTCGACAATTCAACTTGAACAGGTTGGTCATTTGTATCTGATACAATTGCCTCATGAATGATATCTTCAATAGCACTATCGCATTCTGGCTGGAGTGCCATTTCACGATAACGCTTAATTAATTCAAACTCTGTTCTATATACTCCTTCTAAGTCAACATATGATCCAAAAAAACCACTACTCGCATAATGGTCAACCCCGTCCTCGTCATTTTGAGGAACGGGGGATACCGCCGTAGGAGATAGTGGTTCAGTGTTCTCAATAGAGAACCCAAATAACTTCGACATGATTTATTGAATCTTTACTCTTATATTTATATTAGTTTGGCTGACCTGATCCTGTGACATTGATGGATTGAACTTGGAATTCAACAGTGAATTCTTCTATTGTATCACCAGTATCATAAGAAAGATCAATTTGAGAAACGTTAGTTGGGAAAATATCAATGAATTCGTATTCTTTTAATACGACATTTTCTGTTCCTTCACTAGTTGAACTTGACTTTGTTGCACCTCTACCAAGTTGGAAAACTTTAGCGTTAACCATATACTCGGCTGGGTCAGTTGCACCAAGGTTGGTGTCAAGTTTTGCTATTTGCTCTGTCCACTCTTCAAATGCATTTCTTAATAAGAAATTCTCATCGTTAATAACTGTTACAGTCCAAGTGTCGATAGTTCTGTCTCCAGCAACTTTAAAAATACGACCTCTGAATGGAATGTCAATTGCTGCAATATTCTGAGCAGGTAATGCTGCTGCTTTACACATATACCTGAAGTTATCTGCACTCCAAGTAATTCCTGCTGGTAGTGTGGTCAGTTCCACCTCAAAGAGATTAGGTCTTGCACCGCCACCGACGAGTGCAGACTTAAACATTGAGATGGTTTTATTTTCTCTACTTGTTGCCATGATTGGGGTTCCTCCTGTTTGTTATTTAGATTATAAAGTTACGCTCTACCGACCACTTCCTCGAACGAGACACCAGTTCTCGTTGCAACGAAGGTTAGAGTTACGTAGTTGATTGATTTCGCTGGCTTCAGGAAGATGTCTGCCCTGAACTCATTATTATCGATAACATCAGGAGTATTGTTTGTTGTATCGCAAACAACAAGGAATCCGAAAAGTCCTCTCTTCGCCTGAACATCACGTAGGAATGGTTCAACGATATTACGGAAGTTTGCCCGTGTTAACTCATCGTTGAGTTCAAAGAGTTGTGCTTCTGCTGCTTTAGATAATGCTTGCTCGATTGTTAAGAACAATCTTCTAACATTAATTCTATCAAATGCAGATGTAAATCCAAGACCTGTCTTGTCTCCGAATAACAGAGTACCAATTCCAGGTTGAGTTATGATTGAGTTAACTCTTGCAGGATAAAGTTTGTCTCTTTGTGCCTTTGTTGGATTATATGCCAGTTTAATTGCATTATTCAAGATACCACGTTGCTGTCCAGCAGGTGAGAACCAAGGATAAGAATTAAGTGATGTACGTGCCATCAATCCAGCGACATCAGCATTTGTTGGGATGTAGCGGAATTTATTATTGAATCTATCGTAAGTATACTTGTAACCACTATCAAATACTGCATAAGAAGAAGATGACAATGGACTGAAGTAACTAATTAAGTTATTAGTTTGAGTATCACTGTTAGTAACACCTATAATATTTGATCTGTGAGGACCAACTGTTGCCATACAATCTTTTCTTGCATTTGCAAGAGATATTACATAATTTGCTTTTGCTTGAGAATCAAATTCTTCTGTACAACCAGGTCCCATTATGATGAAATCTACTTCTATCTCATCTTCATTAGCAAACTTATCGTACCCAGTAATTAAGTCCGATAGTTCTGCCTTCATTCCAGTACCACTACCAAGCGTTCCTGAATAATCAGTTCCGTTAACCAGTGTATACGTTGTAGCACCCGTAGCACTAAATGTAATTCCTTGAGCATCTTGTCCCCAAAGACCATCTGCAGTAGAAATTGGTGAATATGAAGCAGCAGTACCATTAGATAATGTAAATCCAGTAGCAGCAGGAGTTGTACCCCAGTAACTATCAGCAGCACTTGATGGGTTACCACCAGCGTAAACATATTCTGAGAAATCTGCAATAAACTGTTCGTACCAGATCTTCTGAGGAGAATTGACTGCAGAAACTGCGTCAAGTGCCTTAGAAAGATTTAGATGCTTCTCAAGAATATTACCTTGTATACCTGTTATAGTTCCGTCATCATCAACGACAGCAACATGAATACCATCTCCTCTACCTTGTCTATCAAGTGAATACTTGTTAGTAGTAGGTCTTGGAGCAATTGACTTCCAGAAAGTTGTTGCGTTAGTTAAACCAAGTGTTTGCTGGTCATACCAGTCAACAGCAGTGCTAACTGTATGAGATGCACCAACTTTTGCACCACTACCATTCAAGAATGTAACTGAATCAGCAGCACTGAAAGATGCATATCCTGCACCCTCTTCATAATCAATCTTTGTTTCTACTCCTGCAGTTGTTACTCTTGATACAACTTTAACATCTGCTACGTTAGTTGCTGTATTAATACCAGTAACTATACCTTTAATGTATCCAGAGAATAGTGATGTTGTTCCTGCACCAGGTATAACTAAATCTGTTTTACTAACAGAAACTCCTTGTCCAACTATCGCAGCATCGGGAACTTCTGTAAAAGAAAGTGTTTGATCTGCAAAGTCGTCAATAACACAAACTTTTAATCCATTTCCCCAAGTACCTGGGTTCTTAGTAGCGTAGTTAAAGTTTGATGCTTCACTATGATTAGCAATATAGTCGTCGTAGTTATCAATTCTACCTGCACCAGTCATTGCAATTGATGAAACACCAACAGCAGCGTTAGCATTACTTAAAGTTGTTCCTCCTGCTCTTACTACTTTAAGTACTCCACCATATGAAAGGTATGATGATGCACTCATCCAATAAGAATATTGATTATCGGTAGACTTTGGTTTACCGAATACGTTTATAAGATCTTGCTCAGTAGCAATATCTGTTGCCTCGTTAACAGGTCCAATTGGAAACGGTCCTGCAATAGCACCAATGTTATCCAATACATTATCAGCTCTTCCTACTGTTAAGTCAACCTCCCTTACCAGTACCCCAGGAGATAATTGAGGAGTCGCCATGTTTTCTTTCTCCGAATCTCAGATTTAATCTGAAATTATTTATTAAAAG